GCGGCTAAGGCCGGCTTGGATTTCGATCTTAACGGATGGGAGCAATTTCTGTTAGGGCTCTCGCCAAGTGCCCTAGAAGCTTTCTGCCGCGCTGCGATGCAAGCCGAAGGCTCAATAGGAGCATCGGGCCAACGGACTTTCTGCCAAAATAAGGGGCTTAAGCAGGATATATTTCGTCTAGCCTTCTTCCTTAAGGGGGAGTTCCCGTCTAAGGGATGGGCTAGCGGTGGTGGAGAAGGTTCATTTCCCAATCAGGGGATATGTGAGCAGTTTACTCTTGGGACATCGAATAAATGGACTAAGACAATTAAGGTCACTCCTAACGAGGGGGTGCATGAGGTCTGGTGCCCCCAAACCAAACTCGGGACTTGGGTAATGCGCCAAGGGAGTCAGGTATCAATAACAGGCAACTGCTGGGCAGCCTGGCGCCTTTACGGACGCCCTGTCGCCGGTGTAATATATCAGCAACATCGCAAGAACATTCCCACACTGCCCAAAGTTCTCGCCTCGGGTAAAGTCAGCACAGACGCGCGCCAACAGACCTCAGCCGCTTTATACGGTAAGATGCTTGGCGATATGTACGGATCGATCGACGTGGCACCAAAGGATAACATTCTGTGCTACAACAAATACGTCATGGCGGAGGATGAAGACAAGGATCGCTTCGTTGTCCGCCATAGGATAGAACGCAATGAGCGCCAGCTCTTGTCCTTCGAAGAGAAGGTCTACATGGAGCTTGAGGAGATATCGCGCGAGGATCTACCTATGTATCCCAATCCTACTAAGGACTGCGAGTTTATGTGTCCGTTACAAGCGGCGTGTGTCGCTATGGACGATGGCTCAGATTGGGAGGGTATTCTCAATTCGTACTCGATACCACACATTGACGGCCTTTCGCAACGCGACATGGAGCAGGCTACCTGGAGACACTTGCTCCCAGAGCCCGAGGATGTTCAGTTACCAGAGGCTGAAGTTGAGTACCGACAGCTTTTAGAGGGAAGTGTTCCGACAACAAATACGTTCCCAGAGGAAGGCCTTAGTCCTGAAGAGGCCTTCATCGAGGAAGTCGGACCTTTGTCATAGCCACAGTCACAGCCACAACCGAGGAGCTATAAATGGCAACAGTACCAACATCGACAGCGAAAGCTGCCACACCTAAACCCGTAGCGGCTACAGCGGTAGCTGGCGGAGGACTCAACGTTACGAAGGCAGCAGCAGCACCAGCAGCTCCTCCGAAACCTGTAGGGCCTCCGTTCCAGATCCACTCGCTAGGCCAGTACAATCGCTGGCTCAAGCTTCTCGGATACGGTGCTTATGGCTCCGGTAAAACGCGTCTCATGGGCTCAGCTGCTGAAGTGCCGCAAATGCGGGATGTGCTCTTCATCGACTGCGAGGCTGGCGACCTTACGATTGCCACCGAGGATGACAAATCCTATGCATCGTCGGCAGCTGCCTACATCGATGTGATCCGTGTAACGTCCTTCAGGGAGCTGGCTCGTGTCCAGGAATACCTCAAGGTGCACTGCATGTACCGCGATCAGGGAGATGTCGTCGCTCTCAAGGCACTGGAGAAGAAGCTCTGGCCAGAAGATCAGTACGATCCCGACAAGCCGGCACGGATGTACCGCACAGCTATCGTGGACAGCCTCTCCGAGGCGGAGACATTCTCGATGTATTCCATTCTCGGCATTACCGACAAAACGCGTCTGGATGACGATGTCGCGTCGGCTGAATGGGCCGAGTTCAAGCGCAATCACAGCCAGATCCAGCGTTGTATCCGGGGCTTTCGCGATCTGCCAATGCATATCCTGATGACGGCAGCTGCAGCTTATGTTCAGGACGATCAGAAGCGCATGCTCTGGCAGCCGGCCCTTACCGGTAAGCTGGCAAAACAATGCCAAGGCTTTATGGATATCGTCGGCTTCATGTACGTGACGCAAGGCGAGCAGGGCAAGAAGATCCACAACCTGCAAGTACAGCCTACGCCGCGTATCGACGCGAAGTGCCGGTTCTCGAACTTCAAGGCCAACGGGTGGGCAGATGCGACCTTGCTGAAGATCCTAACGGATGTGCACTTGATCGACTCGACCACAATGGCGAAGAAGGCAACTCCAGTATCGGCACCAGCAGTGGTAGCGGCTCCTTCAACCGACGAACTGGCCTGAGGAGTTCCAATGCCACATAAGGAGGGGGAGATCTTTGTCTTCGGAAGCAACCTGGCAGGCCGCCATGGTAAAGGGGCGGCGCTTACAGCTCTGCGACTACACGGAGCTATCTATGGCCGTGGAAGCGGACGCCAGAAAAATTCCTACGCCATCCCTACGAAGGACCACGAGCTTAAGGTACTCGACATTGGCACGATCAAGCTATTCGTCGACGAGTTCCTAGAATATGCTAAGGCGCACCCCGAGCTTGTATTCAACGTCACAAAAGTCGGGTGTGGCTTAGCAGGTTTTACGAACGAGCAGATTGCGCCTCTCTTTATCGGGGCAACTCCGAACTGCAGGCTGGATTCGGGGTGGAATCGCATTATCAAAGAACATGAGGGTCGGTCAGGCTCTCTGGAAGCAGTTGAAGTGTAATACAAACCCTGGCCAATACAGCAACCAACTGAAAGGATGTTCAACATGGCAAAAGGTAAGGCAGCAGCAGAGATGGCACCGGTGGCAGCGGAAGATGCGGCTAGCTCGGAGGGCGGTAACGGCGAGGCTGGTGGGCCGTTGATGATCGACTTCGGCAGTGTGCCCGACGAAGCAGCACGTCCGGTAATCCCGCGCGGCGTCTATGCCGCAACGGTGGACGAGCTGACCTTCGGGCACAGCCAAGCGTCCGGCAATCCGATGTGGACGTGGCGCTTCGAGATCACCCAGGAAGGCGACTATCTGGGTCGCAAACTGTTCTTCCACACCCCGTTCGTGGAAAACATGCTTCCCCGCGTCAAGAAGGTGCTCTCGCGCATCGCGCCGGAACTGCTGGAAGGGGCGTTCTCGCCCGAGCAAATCGCCAACGACGGCGTGCTGCTGGGTAAGGACTGCCAAATCCGGGTCGACGTGCGTCCGTACGAAGGTAAGCCTTCGAACAACGTGCGTGACGTGCTCGGCGCGGCAGAAGGCGGCGGTAGCAGCGAGTTCCTGCAGATGTAATTCGCGTCAATGCCGGCGTAACAATCCTAGCTATGGCATTTTGCCGTGGCTAGGTTTTCACATCAGGAGTAACATTTCATAACGTTCGTGCCCGTAGGACGTACGGACATATCACTTAGGAGTCGTACTATGAAGCAGCTTGCTTTTGTCTTGGCCTCAGGTGGGATCGATAGTACTACCTGTCTTGGGTTAGCAATTCGGGACTTCGGAAGGGAGAACGTACGCGCGTACTCTGTCGACTATGGACAACGACACAAGAAGGAAATCGAGTGCGCAAAGGTAGTCTCAACCTATTTTAGCATTCCACATAGAGTCCTTAAGTTGGGTCCTCAGCCCCAGAGCAATCTTACTGACGCCAACGCGAAGATACCTGAGGTCTCTTACGCCGATCTGGGGGAGGGGATGTCTCCTAGTTACCATTATTTCAGAAATGCCCAGCTCCTATCGCTTGCGGCGACGTACGCCGTAGCTAGCCTCGCAAAAGAGGGCGAACTCGGTACGCTTTATTGTGGCGTACATGCAGAAGACGCACAGAATTGGGCATATGCGGATTGCACTCCAGAATTTATTGGTGCAATGGCAAATGCCGTATTCATCGGTACCTACCAGAAGATACGGCTTAAAGCCCCCCTACTGGAGCTACGCAAGGACGAGATTGTCACCCTCGGAACGAAACTGCAGGTACCATACCACCTAAGTTGGAGCTGTTATATAGGTGGCGAGCAGCACTGCGGCGTCTGCCCAACTTGCCGCGCAAGGAAAGACGGCTTCGCTCGAGCGGGTCTGAAAGATCCGACGGAGTATGCCGACTACACCGGAGTAGAAGGGTGAATACGGCTGAACGCTATCACGACCTCTCATGTGGCCATCGGGTATATCGCCATGAATCGAAATGCGCCCACCTGCATGGCCATAACTACCGCATCCACTTTACCTGCGCCCCTGTTGAGGGCTTAGATCCGGTAGGACGTGTCCTGGACTTCTCGGACATCAACACTCGTCTATGCCAGTGGACCGAGCTTAACTGGGACCACAAGATGCTCATTTGGCAAGAGGATCCGTGGGCGTTCGAACTACAGCACCTAGATCCCACCGTCGTCATCCTCCCTTTCAATCCGACAGCCGAGAATATGGCGAACTACCTGCTCAACATTATTGGACCAGTGCAGCTTAAGGGTACAGGGGTCGTGCTCATCAAGGTGCGCATCGAGGAGACTCGCAAGTGTTCGGCTTCTGCCTTTACGACCATCGGCGATGCTAGTCTCAAGCAGCAGATAGTGCCGGAACTACTGGAAGGGGCTGATGCGATAAGAGCTGATGCAGAAGGGAGGAACTAATCATGTTCGGCAAGAATAAACTCGCCAAGAAGGTTGACGGTGATGGTCTCAGCTTATCTGTCCAGGATATATTCTCTACGATCCAGGGCGAAGGGCCGTTCGCCGGACGACCTGCGATCTTTCTCCGACTAGCAGGATGCAACCTCGCCTGCTACTTCTGCGACACGGACTTCGAGAGTAAGGCGAAGGATACATCCGTCGATGCCATTGTCAAGCAGGTCGAGATGATGGCAGGCAGGGGAAAAGTCGTACGCACAAATCTTGTCGTCGTTACCGGCGGCGAGCCAATGCGCCAGAACATCCACCCTCTATGCCAGCAACTTATTCGTCTCGGATATCAAGTACAGATCGAGACCGCAGGTACTCTGTGGGTGCGCCATCTAGAGCACCTAGTTACAACGGGTTGGCTTACAATCGTCTGCTCACCTAAGACGGGTAAGGTGGATCCGATGATCGCGACTTACTGCCATGACTGGAAGTATCTGATCCAGCAAGACCAGGTCGACGAGAAGGATGGGCTACCTAACCGGAGTACGCAGATTCGGGGTCACGCGCAGAATCTCTACAGGCCGGATATGTCTATCTCCAATCAGACGATTTGGCTTCAGCCCTGCGAGGCTTATAAGATCGATACTCAGCTCACTGCCTGGGAGAGGTTCGGCACCTCCGATCAGGATAAGACCAACACAGTGCGGGATGTGCCACAGAGCGATCGCAATACGGCGCTAGCTGCCTATCTCGCCATGAAGTACAACTATCGCATTTCCATCCAGGTTCACAAACTGCTACACCTACCCTGAGGCTAATCACCATGACAAACAGGAAACTTAATGCAACCGCAGCCGCTAAGCACATTGCACAGGCGATGATCGCTCTTGGCTTCGACATGACCGACGAGAACCACGTCTCTACGCCGGGAAGATTTATCGGATACCTGCAAGAATATCTTCAGCCGTTTGACCCCAAGGAAGTACTCAAGGTGGACTTCTCAAACCACCACCATCGCGAGGATCAGGGCTATAGGGGAATGGTCGTTCAGCACAATATCCCCTTCAGGACGATCTGTCCCCATCATTTGCTGCCAGTCAATGGCGTCTGCCACATCGGCTATATCCCTGCCAGGAAACTCGTGGGCCTCAGCAAGCTGACTCGCCTCGTCGATGCTGTGGGACATGAAGCTCCTCGGATGCAAGAGACAATCACCGATATGATTGCGGATCTACTATCCAAACACCTCGAGGCGAAGGGCGTCGTCGTCGTGACAACTTCAGATCACGGCTGCATGACTGGCCGCGGCGTTAAGGTCCACGACACGCCTACGACGATGTCGACTGTTCGTGGGCTCTTCCGTGATGTGACAATCGCGCGACAGGAGTTCTTCGACCTGCTCAAGATAGGCAACCACCGCTAGCCAAGCTACCGCAATTCGACAGTTGAGACCTAATTGTGGTTTATGCTATAATGTTGTATTCTCTGGAGGAGATAATATGTCGCAGTTCGCACCGGTAGTTCCACTCGCTTGCGCCAAAATTCTGCAAGGAGCCAACGTACAAGAAGACCATCTCGGGATGTATCACCTACTTCTCGCACATGATATTCTGGAACACCCCAAGGAGTATGTCCACATCTACAGCGAGGTGCGTCGGCGTTATAGGCGGGAAAGTTTCATCATCATGGACAACTCCATCATCGAGCTTGGGCATCCCCTGAAGATCAAGGATCTAATCGCCGCTGCGGCTATTATCCAGCCGGATTGCATCGTTATACCCGATGCAATGGGTGATGGAGCGGATACGCGAGGGCTCGCAGCTCACTTCTGCCGCGAGTACGCTAAGGCAATTTACGCGATGCCGGAGGATGAAGCGAATATAATGCCGCCACTGCTCGGCGTTATCCAGGGAAGAGATGTTCCAGACTGTATGGAGACGGCGTCGCTCTTCTACGTATCCGCTCTCGTGGAGTACGTCTCTGTGCCGAGAATTATCGGCCAGCAGATGGGTTCCAGGATGCCGGTGTTGACGGAGCTCACGAAGTCCCCGCAGTTCAAAGGCATACACCTCCTCGGCTTCAGCGACAATATCCTAGACGACGTTTGCTGCGCTCGCCATCCTGGTGTGATGGGGATCGATTCAGCAGTGCCCATACGAGCGGCTATTCGGGGTCACAACCTTACGATCGAGCAGCAACTCGATTACGGCAAGCGCGGCAATTTCTGGGAACTTCCTCCCAGCACCTTCCAGGACAACAAAGACCTCATCGTTGAGAACCTACTCCGCATCCGCGACTGGATCGAAGTTTAGGTTCCTCACCATGTTGTTGGCTGGCATTCCGAAGTTTGCTCCAAAACCTTGCGAGCGTTGCCCACTTCCGCACGCCCGTAAGGTTGGTGGTAGGGGCAATCCTGAATCACCCTTCGTCATTCTTGGCGAGGGGCCTGGCACTGAAGAGCTTAAGACTGGTATCGCCTTTATTGGGCCGTCAGGTGAGCTCCTTACAAAGTGCCTCCCTCCTGACTTCGACATTGACACTCAGGCGTATGTGCTCAATGCAATGCAATGCCGTGCACCTAGGACGAAGGATCAAGCTCTGGATAAGGAGTTTAAGTCCCGCGCAACGACAATCTGCCGCGGAAGACTGTTCGATGAGCTCTTCGCACATCCCAGGAAATGCATTCTCGCCCTCGGTGCTTGGGCAACAATAGCACTGACGAACAACCAGGGATTCAAGATTACCCAACGGCGTGGCGAACCTTACGTTATCCACGCACCCGATGGCTCCGATATCGTTTGTGTTCCAGCTGTACACCCGGCATATCTCCTACGCGGATCGGGCAATAGCAATGTATTCCGTGACGATCTTTCTTTGGCCTTAAGCTTTGCCTACGGAGATAGGAAACTAACCGTCCGTAACAAGGAATGGAGGAACCCGCAAAATGCAGTGCTTGAGGAATATGACCACCTCAAGTGGTATTCCGACTATCTCGGCGAGCGGCTAGGCGACAAAGAAGAGTTGTATATTGCCTCAGACATAGAGACTAGCGATCTCCACCCCTATCGCGGTAGGATTCTATCGATAGGTTTCTACCTCCCCGACGAGAAAGAGGACGTCGGGTATATCGCGCCGCAGAGGCTATGGCTTAATGATCGCCGAGCCTTCGAGCTTCTTCGACGTATGCTGGCATACGATCGATTTAGGTTTATCTGGCAGTTCGGACGCTTCGACGAGAAGTTTCTCCGCGTCGCTGGTCTTGTAGCACCCGAGACGAAAATCCTCTCGGAAGATACAGGCCTTATGTCGTATGCTCTCAGTGAGGCAACAAAGGATCATGACCTCGACGAGCAGGCGAAGAACATTCTAGGAGCACCGAACCATAAGCAGGAGATAAAACAGTGGGTACCGAAGAAGAGCGACAGCTACGAGAAGATACCTGAGCCTAACCTATTCGACTATCAGGCGAAGGACTTAAAGAAGACGTATCTCCTCTGGGAACATAATCGCCCCTTAGTTGCGGCCGACAAGCACCTGGAGAAGTTGTACACGCGTACTCTGATTCCTAGTTCAAACCTACTAACCGATATTGAACTCCGAGGCATCCATGTCGATTGGAATTATGTTCGTATCAACCGTTCGGGCGCTACTGACGATGACGTCAAGGCTGGTCTTGTTAAGAGCAGATCTACCCTCGACGACGTCCTGTCGGGTCGGGCTCCGGTTAAGGATTCCGAAATCGGTCTTGAAAACGAGCTCATCTACCTTGAAGAGAGTCTGGCTAAGACAATCGGATATAAGGTCAATCCCAACTCGCCGGGTGAGGTTGCAGAACTCCTCTATGGTAGGCTTAAGCTCAAGATTAAGGACAAAACACCAGATGATACTCGCAAGGAGACACTCGACAAACTACCCGCGCATCCCGCGGTAAGGCTTATCCGGCAGTTTCGGTCGACTACCAAGATGTTGTCCACATACGTGGGCGCAATCGAGAAGCTGGCAATTAACGATCGGATTTACACCTCATTCAAGCAGCACGTAACGCCTACGGGGAGGTTATCATCGACCGACCCGAACATCCAGAACATACCCAGGGACCCCAGATACAGGCGGATGTACTGCGCTCGTCCTGGATACATACTGATAGAGGGGGATTACAACACTGCCGAACTGAGGATGCTTGCTGCCCTCTCCGGCGATATATTCCTGACGGAGATTTTCCTGGACGGAGAGAGGTCGCTTCACGACGAGGTATCAGTCTCAATGTATGGACCGAACTTTACGCCGGATCAGCGAATACGTGCTAAGGCAATTAACTTCGGTATACCATACGGCCGTGAAGCCTTCTCGATAGCAGAGGAGTTCAACATCTCTGTCCGAGAGGCCCAGCGTCTTATGGATGCTTGGTTTAAGCGTGTACCTGAGGCTTCAGCTTTCATCAACAACTCACGTCGTGCTCCGTTACAAGGAAAGACACTCGTCACAATCTTCGGTCGTAAGCGCCGTCCTGGAGTCGTGAGTCGAGAACGGATGCACGGCATACAAAACGAGTTCGCCAACTTCCACATGCAGAGCCCGATCTCGGACTTCACGATACACGCCGGAATTAAGATCAACCCCCAAATTGCTGAGTACAATGCGGGGCTGGTGAATCTGATACACGACAGCACTCTCGCGGAGTGTCCTAATGATCCCGATGCTATCCGCGAGGTAGCAACAATCCAACGTGACGAAATGGAGGATGCCCCCAGAAGATGGATCGACACATTTATAGAGTTTAAGTCCGACCTTAAAGTCGGAACGCATTGGGGTCTCGCCAAGAAGTATGCGATCCCCGCGTAAACAAAAAGGAAAGGAAATGTATAAAATGAGCAGACTTACCGTAGTACAAGCCTCCGGGAGGAGGAAGACAGTAGAAGAGCTCACAGACCAACTGTGGCTAGTATCACGTTGCTGGAATCATCACCCTACAGCGCTGATCCATCGGATGTCGGTCGAGAAAGCGATCGCCCTTCTGCGCGAGGTAATGATCGAAGGGGCGAAGTATCGCGCAGGACAGAAATTGTCGCAGAGGGCAGCACAGCTTCTGCATGACATCGTGTTCATCTCGGAAGAGCCCGAAGCTGTACGGGAAGCGGTCCAGAAGGGTCAGAAGCTGTGAGCAGCGATACCGAGATTGTACTACCCAGCGGGCGATTCGCGAGAATCCGCCAGATCCTATGGGAGGACTTCGTCTTGTCATACGATCAGGACATAAACGTCATGGCGACAAAACTGGCGGCGCGTGTTGCTACTATTGATGGTGCTTCAGTTACAGTCGAGGAGCTGATGAAATTCGACCTAGGCGAATTCATGCCGATAAACCAGATAATTGGGACTATAGCCACCGAAGCAATGCGCACTAGAAAGGGTATCGCGTAGCCCGCAATAAGACAATTGCAACTCTTATATGAGGTATGCTATAATAGCATTATGAAGATCACGATTGGATTTATGGAGGCCAGTGAATGAAGTTGGAATGGTCAGAGCAGTATCTCGTACGTTGCGTCGTTCTCGAAGCGGGAGACGACATTGATGATGTTCTCGACACTGCGGTAAGCAACGACTGCACTGTTCCGGAAGATGGAGAGGACTGCTACTGCGTTCGATTTCCGGAGAGGAACTATCCTGAATTATACACCGAGTCGGCTTTACGCCGCTCATTTCCTATAAGGACCTACTAATGCCTGAGAGCAAAGTCTGGTTTATCCCTGTGACGCCAGCTGGCACACCAGTGATATATGGTGCTGCCAACCGCGCTGGAAAGATAAACGCTGCTCGCACAGAGGAGGAGGCTTGGAGAAACCTGATGGAGGACGCCAAGCATATGCCTTATGTCAATAAGCAGGCATTTATCGATCGTGGATACACAGTCGAACGCTGGGAGGGCTTCGAGCCATGAGTAAGCCGTTTAGACCTATTCGGGCAGCAGATACACCCGACCCGATCACGCTGCTCCAGACTCTTGGGCATCTCCCGCTTCTAGGAAGCCACAAGCTAGACGGCATTCGTGGCACGAATCGCCAGAATAAAGCAATGTCGCGTACTATGATTCCTCTGCCTTCGGCTTACGCGCAAAAGTTCGCAATCCCCGAATGGGATGGCGTCGATGGTGAATTCACACCTCAAGTCGTCCCCCCAGGGATCACCTTAATGTCGGCGAGCTTCTCGGCCTTGATGACACACGGTTCTAAAGAGCCTCTACACTGGAATGTCTTCGACCTCGTCTGTGACGGCGAACCGAACTTGCCATATATACGTCGACTCGAACGGCTCCAGGAGATCATGTCATACGACAACACTGGCTTAGGAATTAACGTACTCGAGCAACGCCTCCTTAAGACTATCGAAGATGTCCTGGCGATGGAGCAGGAGGCAATCGATCTCGGACACGAGGGACTTATTGTTCGTCGCCCCGATGCACCGTACAAGTTTGGGAAGAGCACCCTCAATCAGGGCTACCTGATAAAAGTAGCCCGTTACATGCGTTCCGAGTGCATCATCATCGGGTTCGTGGAGCAGATGCAGAATACGAACGAGGCTATTATCGATCCTCGCGGCCTCACTAAAAGGTCCAAAGTCAGCGAGGGTATGATTGGTAAAGGTACTCTCGGGGCGCTTCAGGTGAGGGACTATCATACCGGTGTCGAGTTCGAGATCGGTGCCGGAGATGGTCTCGACTTTGCATTACGCCAGGAGATCTGGGACAACAGAGACAAATACTTCAACACCGTCTGGCGCTATAAGTTCAAGCCGTACGGCGTCAAGGATAAGCCACGTCATCCAGTCCTTGAAGGCCGTCGCGACCCGATGGACATTGGGGACTGACCGCCAAAATCTAGTTGAGACCACCAAGAGAACCGCGCTATAATATGAATAAGCTTAGAGCCAATTCTGGCAGGAGGAAGTGAACACCATGTCAACAACGAAGCAGTCTGCAGCACCCGCAAAACCCAGTTTGGAAGTCTCCGTCCCAGTGGTATACAAACCGGGACAAGCTCCTGGAAGTGTCGAGCTCCACCTTACACCCCTCGAGCTCGGGTTCGTATTCGGTAAGATGACCGATACAGAACTCGTCGATGCAATACCTCTAGCCGACAAGTATTTCAAGGGGCTCGAGAAGTGGCTGAAGGCAGCGAAGGAGGTCGCCAAGAATCGCTTCACGGCCCCCACAGAAGTCGGCGCGCCTACTATCGTCCGCGGAGCGATCTATCAGGCTATCTACGCTAAGATGGAACGCACTGATATCGACCGCGATAAGGTTCGTGCGAAGTACGGCGACGCAGGCTATGCCGAGCTTTGCACCAAAGCGCCTTACTACCAAATATCGTTCAAACCAGTGACGGCTGAAGGCGCCTCACTCGACGAATCCAAGACGGAGGACTAGCCGTGGCGCAATCGAACGCATCTCGTAGTTGTGCCGACTGCAATTTCAGTCTCCGACTAGAGCCCACCAACAAGGAGATCAAGGCTGGGTATGCCGAGGCTCGGATGTACTGCTGCAAGCGCGACGCGGCTCTGCAGATAGGTAAAGAGACCGCCCCTCAGCTCGCTGAGATCGTCCGTGAAGGCCTCTGCGGTGCTGCTGGTATCTGGTGGGCACCTGTTCTCGAGGAGATCGCCGGAGCCATAATTAGCAGCGACTCCGCCACTGAGAAGCGTGCACGACGCGAAGCAGCCCCTTACTTGCGGCCGCACGGAAAACCCGTCCGCCAGCCCTACAAGGTGGAGACCAAATGAGCGTCGAACCCGGTAAGATCATCGAGGTGCGCCCCAAGTGGATGGATGGATGGGGCAATCGCCCAGGCTTCGAAGTTCTCGTAACACCTTACGACGAGCGCCAGGGGATCTGGGAGGAGCGCGACGGCTACTACCACAGTCAAATCGGGGATATCATCCATCGCATGTACACTAATGGGCGTCCTAACCAAGGGTTTGGTGGGGCTCACTTCTCCCTCAACATGAGGGATGGAAGCACGCGCGAGTTTGATGGCGCCTGGAGCTCGTCTGCTTTCTCCGTTAGCGTGATGTATCCCGATAAGCCCGGTGTCGAGTGTTCTGTTACAGACGAGCATGAGGTCTGGCTGCGCGGATATACTTTCGCGGCGAGGGATGTCAGCGTCGAAGGACTTCTGCGCTGGTGGCAGACACACCAGTTTGACATTGACTGGGGCATCGCCCTAGTAAAATTGCACTACGGCTTCGTGAGCGTAGAGCCTACAAAAGGTTCGTACGTCAAAAGCGATAGCTGTGAGCCTATCCAGGTACTGCGCGTTCTACTCCCATCGTCTATGCGGCTTGGGGCGATTACTCCTCAGGCTTGGATCGAGAAGTTCCTCGCCGAGTACAAAAGTATTTTGCAAGCCGTCGAAACTGACAACAAGGAGATAAGTGCGACCAAGTAAGTCAACCAACGTAGGAGGTACCATGAAACCGCAGACACGCCTGATCGAAGCTGTAGCGCTACCGAGGGGTTCAAACCCAAACTTGAGCTCGACTACCTGGGAACAACGCCAAGGCTACCGCGATCGTAGCGGAGCTCGCATCCCTGATGGTTACGGAGTCGGCATGACAGCCGAGGAGCTCACCGAGGCGATGGGTGTCTCACACGTGAATCACCCAGGTTTCAAGAGGCGCGAATACCCCCTGAATCCAGAACCAAATCTCGCTCGACGACTGCCAACTATCTCGTGTACCGAGTACGGCATTTTCGCGCAATGGCGCAATCTGTTTCGCTGGCTTTTCAATTAAGCTAGCATCAACCGGAGGTAAGCACATGTCAGCAATGCAAAAACTCCGCACGCTAATCGTGGCGGCGGATGCGAAAATCCACAAGAACCGTACCAAGAAGGGCGTCTGGCCTGAGGCAGCCTACGACCACAACAACGAGCGTGTTTGGTCAAGACCCAACATG